CAGCAATTCCACCTCCACCATCAACACCACCACCAACCGCATCAGCCCCTCCACCAACATCAAGTAGTAGTTCTACCCCACCACCGGCTTCATCATCAGGAAGCAGTAGTTCTGGAGGTTCTGGGAGCAGTTCTGGTAGTGGTTCATCTTCATCTACGGAAACAAAGACTGAAACCAAAACGGAGACTAAAACTGAAACGAAATCTGAATCAAAATCTGAATCAAAATCGGAAAGTAAATCTGAAAGTAAGACTGAAGAAAAGAAAGAAGAAACTAAATCGGAAAGCAAAGAAGAAAAGAAAGAGGAATCAAAGTCAGAGGAGAAAAAAGAGGAAAAGAAGGAAGAATCTAAAGAGGAAAAGAAAGAGGAGAAGAAGGAAGATAAGAAAAAAGAGGAAAAAAAGAAATCCGTAGCAAACCCAATGATGTTAGCATCCGATTTGGCTGGTACGGAAGATATGGATGGTAGATATGCAGTAATGATGAGTGTTGGTGTTTCTAAATCATCTCTTATGGGTGATAAATCATATTCAGCCACCGCACTTATTTGGAGTACCTTAAACCAATTTGCATTGAGCGCTGGTGTGACTAAGATGGATTTTGAGGAAGGTAAATTAAATGCGATACATTCATACGGAAGTACATTTGCGTACCTTAAAGGAACTCTAATGAACCTTAATGGGTACACCTATATCAAACCACATCCTAAGTACGGAACATTTGGTTATAATGTGGGTGTAATTACCTTAATGATGCCTAGAATGGGTGAGGGTGGTTATGATGTATCACTAAGTGCATCCGCAGTTGGATTTTGGATGAAACCATTTCAGTATAGTAGAAAGGTTACTCTAACTCCACAATTATTCGTAATGCAATCCCCAATAGCTTGGAATACAATGACCGGAAATAGTTCAGTAAGTAGAACACCTGGTGCAATTGTTGGTTTGGGATATGATTATAAAATAAGTAAAAGATTTGCATTATCTACATCATATAGAGGTGCTATGACATTTGAACCCAATTTTAATTTACTACATAACTTCCAAATTGGTTCAAAGATGTTATTTTAGAATAACTGAATATTTATACACATAAAATAATATATTATGAAAAAATTGTTGAACTTTAGAAACATTGCTATTGCAGCATTGGTTATTTACATACTTTTACAATGGTTTAATCCGGGTGGGGTAATGCCAGGTGGAAGAACTATCCGTATTGAGGGTAAAAAATACGAAATAATTAAGCACGAAATCGATACGGTTGATATTGTAAAGACTAAAGTGGTAACTAAGAAGGGTGACGATATCTATCACGAAACAATTGTTGAAAAAGAGGTCCTAATTCCAGCTGTAATTGATACGGCTGCATTATTAAAAGATTACTATTCAAAAGTATTATATAAGGATGTGTTAGTATTACCTGATTCATTAGGAACTGTGGCTGTAACCGATACTATCTCACAAAACAAAATCTTAGGTAGAACTTTCAACGCAAGTGTTAAACAAAGAACTATTAAAGAAACTATGATTGTTAAAGAGCCTGCAAAAACTCAATTATATTATGGTTTGAATGCTGGATTTAACAAAGAAGATTATGTTTCTGCAGTTGGAGCCGGTTTAATCCTTAAGACTAAGAAGGATAAACTCTACAACTTAAACATTGGTGTAAACAATAGAACTGTTGATGGAACTAATGGTTCATTCTCACCTTATGTTGGATTTGGTACATATTGGAAAATTAAAGTAAAGAAATAATATGATAAAATTAATGGGTATTGTAACCGGAAAACCTAAAGTAAACGAAGTAAAGGATACTACGCAAATTATAGAGAAGATAGCTAAATTGACTGATAGAAACGACCATACTGGCGCTGTAATCGAATTGGCAACATTTTTAAATAATACAAAAGCTCTTAAATTATTACAAGCAATTGAAACAATACATGATATCGAAGGTTCAATGCCATCGGAAGTTTCTAAATATAGAAGTAGTATCCTAAAAGATTTGACAGATAAATTCAAATCAAAGTACGGAGATGATGCAGCTAAAGAATTAAACGGAGCATTTTAATATGATAAAGTTAAAAGATATACTAAACGAATCAAAGCCCGGTCTATGGGCAAACATTAGAGCTAAGCAAGCTAGAGGTGAAAAACCTGCACATGGAAATTCTGATGCACATAAAGATGCAGTTAAGGCTGGTAAGGAAATAAATAAAGAAGTAACTCTTACTGAAAAGAAATACTATGTAACGTACAACTTAGGTAGAGGTAGGGGAAAAGATTTAGAAAAGGAATTTGACCAAAAAACATTTAAGACAACTAATAAGCCAAAAGTATTTAATTCATATAGTGATGCAAAGAAATACGCTGAAAAAATGGAAAAGATGTTTCAACATTCAATAGGTGGTGGAACGGCATATTGGGTATCGGATGAAAAAATGAATCCAATAAAAGAAGCAAAATCGGATTACGAAGTATATCACAAATCATATACATCAGCTATCCAAGCAGCTAAAGAATACGCAGAGAAAAAAGGATACGAAATAAATGATGATGATTCTTTCAGACAAATAGGAATGGGTCCTAGAAAACCATCGGAAGGCAAGACTAATAAATTTAGTATTGAATTATCTAAAGATGGTAAGGTTCAAAGAAAGAAACTTCAGATTCAGGTTTATGGTATGAGAAACTCATACGAATTGAACGCATACATCCAATAACAAAATGAAACTTACAGAGTGCATTATTGTTTCTAAAGAAATAAATGATAAATTTATCTTAGCTAAAAATAGAGATAGAGCTTATAATCCTTCTTTAGAAATTGTACATACTATCATTGATGGTGTAGAAGTTGCATATCTGCATGATTTAATAACCGATTGGAGTGAGGGTTTAAATGAAAACGGAATCGGTGTTGTAAACTCCGCATTATTAGTTGGACATGATGAAGCTGAAGCAAAGCTTGTAAAAAAAGCTGGAAAGCCAGGACCTGATGGTGATAAGATGAGAAATATCATCAAGCAACCTACTCTAATGAAAGCGGTAAAAGCAGCATTACAATATAAGGGTAAGAGTGGATTATCTTTGAAAGGTCATACATTTGTATCATCCCCAAAACACATGGTTAGTATTGAAACCACATCTAAGCATAAGCCTGATGTTAAACTTCAAAACTCCGAATCACCTGTTGTTCGTACAAATCACGGACACATGTTTACCGATGCTGGATATACGCATGGTGAGAAATATTTAAGTTCAAAAATGAGAAAGATATCTGCTGAGAAATCGGTTGATAAAGTGGAAGATTGGAAACAAATAGCACAAGCTATGAGAAAGGAATACTTTCCAACCAAACCCCAATTGAATATGAAAAGAGATACAAAAGAAATGTCTACATCATCTCAAACTGTAATGAACTTAACCGATAAGGTATTACAAATAACATACTTTAAGAAAAAAGTAAATGAATTCAAAGGTATCAATAAACAATTGCCTGAAGGATACCAACCTAAGATTACAATTGAAGTAATCCCAGTTTAATTTCAACATTTTAATAGAACCATATTTATATACATACAAAATGTAAATATATTAATATGTCAACAGAATTCGAATTATTTAAAGGAAAGAATCTAAGTTCTCTATTTGAGGATATATATAACAACCAATTATCCAAAAAAGCAAAAATATCAGCTTTAATAGAAGAACTTAAAAAGATGATTAAGCATGCTGGGGATGTGGCAAGTGTAGGACCTATATTATCTTCACTAATTGATAGTTCGGTAAAGAACGATGACCAATTGGTTAAGTTAGCAACAATAGCAACTAAGATTATAGCATCTGAAAAGAAAACCGAAGGACAGGATGGTTTCTTAACTGAATTTGAAAAGAATCAATTACTTAAAGAATTGGAAGATACTAAAGAGCAAGTTGAAAGAGTTGATGATTTGGAATTTGAATTGGAAGATTTAAAACAAAAAATGAAGTAAGATGACTAGATTTAAATCCAACACCCAACAAGGACAGCAAGGAGTTACATCTAATCAAGCTGTTGTTTATAGTGTTATATTGGATAATACACATCCTAAATATAAAGATGCTGGTGATATTGGTGGAATAACATTTAGAATGCTAGACCCACTTCACCCATCCGCAACTATGAAAGATACTGAATTACCAGTTGCACATCCATTTGAAAAAAACTTTATAGATTTACCTGTAATTAATGAATATGTTTCTATTGAAAAATCTGGTGTTAGGCTTTTGTATAAAAGAATATCTGGTGATGTAGCTGGTAATAAAAATATAAGTGGAGCGTTTGATACTATTTCAAAGAAATTTGGTAATATCACTACTGCAAATAATCCTCAAACAGGAAACAACTCTGATAAAATTCAAAGATATGAAAGAACAGAAAATACGCGAATCGCAAGAAGTAATTCCGATACATTAGATTCCATAAATCGTGATGGATATGGTGCATATTACAAAGCTTCAAACATACATAGATTATCGCTAAATGAAGGAGATACTCTTATTGAATCTCGATTTGGGCAAAGCATTAGATTTTCAGCATATAACAATCCAGCCAAATCATTCGCACCTACTACAATCATTAGAAATAATGAATCACCATTAACTCAAATAAGTCCAGCAGCATCCGGTAGTATAATTGAAGATATTAATAGAGATGGTTCATCGATAGTATTAAGTTCCGGTGAATATGTATTACCTTTTATTCCCGGTACAATAAATGATAAAGGTACTACCGATTTTCAAACACTACCAAAATCGTTTAAACCATATCCTGAAACTCTTAAAGGTGACCAAGCATTAATAAACTCTGGTAGAATTATATTATCTGCTAAAAATGCAGAAATGATGTTTTATTCAAAAGGCAATGTTGGGTTTATATCAGATGGGCAGTTTTCTATTGATACAAGACTTGGTATGAATGTTAGTGTAAATGATAATATAAGTTTTATAACAAACAATAGAGATTTTCAAATATTTGCTGGAAATGGTTCTGTTTTCTTAGGTAGTAAAGATTTAGAACCGTTGGTTAAGGGGCAAAAGTTAGTGGAAATATTAAGTGAGTTAATACAGGCAATAGGCGATATGCAATTTCTAACACCATCCGGTCCAAGCGCAATAGGACCTAAAAATAAACCTGAATTTGGTAAAATACATTCAAAATTAAATGATATACTTAGTAAATTAAATCAAACGGCATAATGATAGATAATACAGAAAAAAGAGCTGAAGCTGGTAAAGCGGCTGAAGCGGGAAAAGCAGCAGCAAAAGGTGCAGCAAACGCAGCAGAAGGCCAAGCTAAGGCAGCAGCTGGAAAATTAGCATCAGCTTTTTCGGATTTAAAAGGAGATGCGGCCGCATTATTAAAAGGTCTTAAAGATTCTTTAGGTATTCCGGATTTACCAAAATTTCCAAAGAAGCCAGCATTTAAAGAACTTAAAAAGTTTAAACCAAAAACTCCACCCGAGCCAAAAGCATTTCAAAAAGAAGAAAAGAAATTTGAATTTGGACAAGCAGCTCCAGTAACAACACCAGCAATACCTAAACCGGCTCCACCAAAAGGAAACTTATCATATAGATATGAATGGGATGGTAGGCGTATATCTGTTATGCTATTTGTAGGTGAGAGGGAAGCAGATGGGGTTGGTGCACTTAATTTTAAAGGTAAAGTTACTGAAGAAAGGGCTGTAGAATTATTCATACAAAGTAATAAAGGAGAAATTCCAAATTTAGAAAGTTGGGGAATGCGAAAAAAATAACTAAATAATGTCTTGGGAAACGTTTAAACAAAATATATTAAGAGTAGCAAATAGTCCTGAAGGAATTTCGGATATAGATGTTGTTGCTGAATCCTATGCAAAGGAATATGATGCTGCAGTTAAACGTGGTTTTGATAGAACTCATTCAATTCCATTGGTTTCTGGTAATGTTGAAATGATGAAAATCTTTTTTAAATCCGCATTACAAAAAGGATTAACCGCATCACAACCATACGATTTAGTAGGTGAGATGGGTGAGGGAGTTAAAGCATATTGGGCTGGTGCGGTTATGGCAACGGCTCCAATACCAATACAACCAGCACCAGGCAGTACAAGTAATATACAGGTTACTCAAAACACTATCACCGATGTAGGAATTTGGAAACAGCCACAATCTTCAGCAAATACAGAACCTAACTTTGAATTAAGTAATGAAAGGAGAGCGGAAGTACAAGAGCAATTAGAAAGGGCAACTACAAATTATAATACAGCTGTAACACAGAATAGACTTGTTGAGGCATCTACTTTTGAAGATGAAATAAATAAATGTGAATCTATATTAATTGAAAATGAGGAGTATAGAATAACAATACCACCTGTTGAAAATAAAATTGATGGTGCTGCAGTTCAACCAATAACTACCACAACCGTACCAACTTCAACTTATGTAACACCAACACCAAATCCTTCAGACCCAGTACAAACTCAAGAAGAAATAGATGCGGAAATTGCTGCATTTTTAGACCAATCTGATGTAGGTGGTGTTGATTCTGGAGAAACTGTTAAGGAATTTAAATGGAACCAGGGTAAACCATTTGTACAAGGATTTAAAGCAGGTGGTGGTATAGGTGGAGGTGGATATGGCGGCTCTTTTAATCAAACATATCCACCACCAACATTTCCACCAAACGCATCACTTGGTTTAAAAGCAGTATTAATTGCACAAAACGATGAAGCTAATGGGGTAAGAGAAATTCCCAAAGAAAGTGATACTGGGCATGCTAGAATTGTTCAAATGCAAAAAAACGGAGCAGGTGGTGGGACCGGATTTGCTTGGTGTGCGTGTGCGGTTACTACTTGGTGGCAGGAAGCTGGAGCAGTTATATCAGGTCATCCAAATAAAGCATACGTTCCAACTTGGGTTAAATGGGCTATTGATAATAGTAGATGGGTTAGTAAAGTAGATGGAGCAAATCCAAATTATGTACCAAATGTTGGTGATGCAATTGTATATGGATGGGGAAGTATGAATAATGACCATGGTGGAATGGACCATATTGGATTGGTTTTAAAAGCAGATAAAGGGACTGTATATGGTATAGATGGAAACTATTCAGCAGCAGTAACTACACATATAGCTAATCCAAAAACAATTAGAGGTTATATAATAATAGGATAAAATTAATTTAAGTGTCAGCAATACAACCAACGGATAATACGGGATTAATAGTGGATGAATTTATATCATACGCAACTAACCACTTAAATAGCGTTAAAGGTACAATATATACTGTATCACTATATCCACCAATAGGAACTCCAAATGTTGGTGTACTCAATTGGACTGGATATTCTGTTTCACCTTCAACGCCAACAAAAGTAGTAACTGAAGATGATTTTAAACCGAAAGAAGATGTAGATGCACAAGAATCAGTAAAACCAACAGAGCAAGAAACTATTCAAAATGGAATTACAGAAGAAGATATAGATGCGGAAATTGCTGCATTTTTAGACCAATCCGATGTAGGCGGTATCGATTCTGGAGAAACTGTTACGGGATTTAAATGGAATCAAGGTAAACCATTTGTACAAGGATTTAGAGCAGGTGGTGGAGGTGGTGGTTTTTCTTCTGGTGGAGGTGGTGGTATTATTAATGTAGATTTTGGTGCTTTAGATTTAAGTGCCGATTGGATTACATTATCTGCAAAGTTTATAGGAAAAAATGAAGGGTTTTCAAAAAATGCAGTAAATGATGAGGGTGACCCAAGACTTGGATTTGGTACTAGTAAAATATTAGACCCTTCAACTGGACAAATAAGAACTGTTAAATATGGAGATACTACAACTGTAGAAGATGCGTTAAAGGTATTACAATATGAAGTTTCTATAACATTTAAAGCTAGATTAGTGGGAAGTGGTGATAATAAAATATCTGAAGAAGATTTTAACGCATTAAATAATAAACAAAAAGCAGCTCTTTTAAGTTTTGTTTATAATTGTGGTAGTTTAAGAGCAGGTATAGCTGCATCGGTAAGAAACAAAGATTACGCAGGAGCTGCTAATGGATTATTAAATGGACCAACCAGAGGTGCAAAAACCGGCCAATTATATCCAGGTTTAGTTAGACGAAGAAAAGAGGAAGCAACCCTATTTAGTACATAATTTTCAAAAATAACAATTCAAATATTTATAAACATAACAAATAATAAAGTATGAATACGGACAAACTATTAAAAGCTATTCAGATTCTTATTAAAGAGGAGCTTAAAGAGCAATTGCCTGCATTAATTAAGGAAACTGTAAGGGCTGAAATGAAAAAACTAATAGCAGAGGGTAAACAACCTGCTAAACCAAAAACTACTGGATTATCAATGGCTAAAGCTATGATGGAAGATGATACGATTGTAGAATCAATTGAACAAAAAATAGTACCAACAAAGCAATACAGCAAAAATCCAATGATTAATCAAATCCTCAATGAAACAAAAGGTGGTATTCCGCAAGGAGATGGTGGGTTTAGAACAATGAACTTTGGACAAGGTGATATGGGTTCGATTGTAGGTAAAACTGCGATAGCTGAAAAAATGGGTTATGGTGAAATGGCTAAAGGACCTCAACCAACTGGATTGGGAGTAAACACTGGAGTAGCTGAAATAGATAAAGCTTTGAATAGAGATTATTCGGAACTTGTAAAAAGATTTAAGAAGTAATGGCAATTATATTAGGTAGAAAACCAATAATAGAATCTAAAGAATATGATGATTATGCAGTTGGATTAGCCTTGCCAATTCAGATAACTAATGTTGCGTTTAAACAAAATTATACTGAAATAGAACAACTTAAATCTAATATAAAAAATTTATTATTAACAAAAAGAGGTGAAAGAGTAATGAATCCATTATTTGGGACAGGGGTAGAAACTTTATTGTTCGAACAAATAACAGATGATTTTGAAGACAGGGTTCAAGAAATAATAACAAACTCTGTTGAAAGATATATACCAAATGTTAATATCGATGAAATAACTGTTGATATGAGTAATGAAAACAGAGATAAAAATTTAGTGAATATATCATTGAAGTTTAGAAGTAGAAATACTGGTAATTCTGGAGTAGTATCAATCAACGTTCAACAAACAGCACCATAATATGAATTCAACACCCAGTAATAAAACATACAGCGGAAAAGATATAAAATATCTTAATAAAGATTTTTCTGCATTTAAAGATAATTTAGTAGAATTTGCAAAAACGTATTTTCCTAAAACAAATACGGATTTTACAGAGGCATCTCCTGGTATGATGTTTATTGAAATGGCATCTTATGTAGGTGATGTTCTTTCTTATTATGTAGATGATACTTTTAAAGAATCATTAATAACAACAGCGGAAGACCAAGAAAATGTAATAGCATTAGCTCAATTTTTAGGATATAAACCAAAAGTAACAGCACCTGCTACAACAACATTAGAGATATATCAAGTAGCTCCATCAATTGGTAGTGGGTTAGCAAATACTATTGATAGTAAGTATTTATTACGAATAAAGCAAGGTATGGTAGTTGAATCTAAAAATGATTCTATTAAATTTATAACTACTGATGTAATAGATTTTAATGATTCTAATGATAGAGAAATTACAATATACCAAAGAGATGCAAATACGGGAGACCCCACATTGTATCTTATTAAAAAATATGTACAAGCAATTTCAGCAATTCCAGAAGAAGATACTTTTGAATTCGGTTCATACGAACCATTTGCAAATATAGTTTTAGAAAATACTAATGTAATTGAAATATATGATGTAAGGGATTCCAATGGAAACAAATATTATGAAGTTCCTTACTTAGCACAAGAAATGGTATTTTTAGATTACCCAAATACTTCTTTAAATGACCCAGACCTTGTTCAATTTAAAGATACTGTACCTTATATTATAAAAACATTAAAAACACCTAGACGATTTGTTGCAAAAGTTAATTCTGATTTTACAACAACTATCCAATTTGGTGCAGGAAATCCAAACACAGAAGAAGAAAACTTAATTCCAAATCTTAAAAATGTTGGATTAGGACTACCCAACTCTATTAGTAGATTGGAAGCTTCATTTGACCCAACTAATTTTTTAAAGACAAAATCATACGGAATATCACCGTCGAATACAACAATCACTGTAAAATATTATACAGGTGGGGGGGTTTCATCTAACGTTGAGGCCGGACAACTTTCAAATATAACATCTATTGAATTTGATAATGATTATGCTGATTTAAACGCAGCACAAATTGGAACATACAATAGTTTAAAAAACTCAATAGCAGTTACAAATAAAATACCAGCAACTGGTGGTAGAGGTGCTGAAACAATTGAAGAAATTAGACAAAACGCTTTGGGAAATTTTGGCGCACAAAATAGAGCAGTTACATCAAAAGATTATCAGATTAGAGCATTATCAATGCCTGCAAAATATGGTGCAATTTCTAAATGCTATGCAACTGCCGATGGAAAATTGGATAACAATTCACCATCATCTATTTTAGCATCTCCGAATGTTCTACAAGAATTTACGGATTTAGTTATGGATTTTGTAAATAAATCGGATAATGAAGAACCAACAAGAGCTTCAGTTACTTCAGATATTACACAATTTTTAATTGGAAAAACATCTAATGAAAATGAAAAAAATAATCCATTTGCTATTAACCTATATATGTTAGGTTTAGATAATTTTGGAAAATTAACTCCTGTCAATAGAGCAGTTAAAGAAAATTTAAAAACATATCTTAACGAATACAAAATACTAACCGATGGTGTTAATTTTTCTGATGGGTTTATTATAAACATTGGAGTTGAATTTGAAATAATTTGTGAAAGAAATGATAATAAATCAGAAGTAGTTACTAGATGTATATTAGAGTTACAAAGATATTTTAATATAGATAATTGGTCTTTTAACCAAACAATTAATTTAAGTGAATTAGAAGTATTAATAGCAAATGTTGATGGTGTTAGGTCTGTTCCAAAACTTCAGATAACAAATAAATGTGGAGGTAGACATTCACCCAATTCATACAACATAGCAGCTGCAACAAAAAATAAAGTGGTATATCCATCATTAGACCCTTCTATTTTTGAACTTAAGTTTCCGAATTCAGACATAAAAGGGAGGGCAATATAATGGCATACTATTTTTTAACAGCATCGAAAGATGCATCGATATATTTACAACAGCCTAACCAAAATACAGGCTTAGACGAAATATTAGAAGTAAGTAAAGTTTTTTATGGAAACGTAAAAGACGTATCACATGCATTACTTAAATTTGAGTTGGGGTTCTTATCTCAATCATTATATGATGGTACAATTGGCATGACTGATGCTAGATTATTGATAAAAGAATCTCAAACGGAAGAAATACCATTAGAATATACAATTCATGCAAATCCTATATCTGGAAGTTGGGAAATGGGTATTGGTACTAGATTTGATGCAATCACTACAAAGGGTGTAAACTGGAATTATAGAGAAGGTGATACTAAAATAAATTGGTTAGAAAACGATTTTAGTGGTTCTACTACGGCTAGTATAAATGATGGTAGTGGTGGTACTTGGTACACCCAATATGGTGCATCTCAAACATTCAATTATGAGAGAGGTGATATCGATATGGATATCAAAGCAATGTTAAAAGTTTGGATGTCAGGTTCTATTCCAAATGATGGGTTGATGTTAAAGTTCGCAAACTCAACGTTGTTTCCTGAAAACATAGAATCTAACACACAGGATTATGGTATATTACGATTATTTAGTAAAGAAACTTTTACAATTTATCAACCAAAAATAAGAATAGGCTGGGATGACCAGTCATTTATAACTGGTTCGTTATTACCATTAACAGCTTCTGATATTAAAGTTGGTGTTAAATCATTTAAAAATGAATATAAAAAAGGCACGAATCCAACGATACGAATAACTGGTAGAGAATTACATCCAATTAAAACGTTTACAAATCAGTTTGCATATAACGATATAAAATATTTACCACAAACAACATACTATCAAATTAAAGACTTTGCATCGGATGATGTTATAATTCCTTTTAGTGAATATTCGAAAATAAGTTGTGATTCCGAAGGAAACTATATTAAATTAAATTTTTCTAATTGGGAAATTGGTAGAGTTTATAAAATTGAATTCAAAGTTGATAATGATGGTGATGTAAAATATTACGATAATAAAATAACATTTAGTATTACAAATAGCTAATATGGCAGTATTTAAAAAATCATCCGGATTAAGAAACGAATTTTTACTTGATAATATAAGTAAAAGTGGTTCTTTGGTTGTGTCAAAAACTAGCGAAAATTCATATCAATTTAACGAATTAAATGATTTAGATGGTGTTGTTTTTGGTAAATTATCAAATCCGAAATACAATGAAAATGATTTACAAAAATCAATAGATACTCGTATATTTGAATTAATACCAACAGAACCACCACCATTGGATGATGATGTTCCGAGACCGGTATATAATGAAGTAACTCAATCTGTTATTGATTTAACGGAAGAAGTTATTAGACTTAATACAATTGTAGTAGATTTAACAGCAAAGGTTAGTGAACTTGAAATAGTTTCGGAAAGTTTGAGAGTTGATGTTGATGCACAAAAAATATTAGTGGCATCTTTTGAAAATCAATTAAATCAATCGAATGTAAAGATATCATCAACAGTTGTTGATTTACAAAATTCTATACAAAGAGGAACTGCTGAAGCTATTCAAAGAGTTTCTTTAACCGCTCGTAACCAATCATTAAAAGAACAAAATGACCAATATAGAGAAATATTGGAAGGTAAGCAAGCTAAAATTGCTGAAGGTGCAAAAGTGGGTATGGATTTCTCTGTTAAAGTTATACAAAAAGGTGAAGCTGCTCAAAATGATTTAACATTCAGAGGTAGGGCAAAAGATGATGGTAATGGAAGTTGGATAAATGGACCTGATGTTGAATTTTATAATTTCTCAAGAGAACCCGTTACATTAACATTTGAACAAAGTGGTGATACTCTTGGTTCTTTTGAAAATATTGCTTCATTTACACTTGAACCAAAGCAAACTAAATTTATAACTATTAAAACAATACAATCTAAAATTGATAGCTTTAGACCAAGTGCAGGATTTAATTTATTAGGTGATAAGGGTTATAAAGGAACACTTATTACAAAATCAAGTAAATCACAAGTATCATTAGCGGTTTCAATACAAAAACAGTCCGGTGATAAATGGACAGGAGGTAATTAATTATGGCAGCAGCGGGATTAAAGAATTTTAAGGAAATAATTCAAAATAAGGCGTATAGAATTAACCCAAATGATAGAAAAATATTTGAGCAGGGTGATTTGCAGTCTTTTTTTGGATTAAGTGAAGATGATGTTATTGAATTTATTATGTATGATTTTTCGGAGAATCAATTACCACAAAAAGATAATGGGCTGGTTAGATATGTATCCCTTACAAATCAAAATATAAATGATTATTTTTTATTAGCAGAAGGTACTGTTATGACTAAAAACAACCTACCATCTGAATATTTTATAGATGTTGAACGATTAATAAATGAAGCTGGATATGCCAATGGTTTATTCAAAACACAAATATCTCTTATTAATAAAAGAATTGGGTCATATAAATCAGATGATAAAGTTTGGATTAGCGAAATATCACCATCCAGAACAGAAGTTAGAGTATTCCCATTAGAAAAGAGCGGAAACATAAGTGATATAAAAGAACGATTTAATATATTTTATAATAATGGTGATTTTAGAAGTGATACAATATATAATGCATTACGATTAGTTGAATCTATAAACTCCTCTGTTATTGATGATTTTATAAAAAACACATACGGACAGGGTTGGTATGAAAAATTAAAAACGGAATATAAAATTTCTAATTTTGATTCTTTCACTGTTAATGTTCATAAAAAATTTGTAGAATCTTGTTATTATGAATTTACAAATAGAATATCGGATATTAAAGATTTAAAATATGGTAAACCAAGAACAACAAAACCACCATTACAATTATCGGAAGATAAGATAATAAGAAGATTATCAGAACTTATTGTTAATTCTATTAATTTTTATTTATCTCAAAAAGATGAACAATTATCTGCAACATCTGTAAATGCTAATATTATCAGTATAGATGATGCACCAAGTATATTACAATCTAAATCATCTGATATACAAATTGATGCTAAAGTTCCTGAACTAAAAATAGTTACAATAGAAAAGCCAACACAAAGTGAAAAAAGTATAATATTTAAGAAAAAAGTGAAAGCTGAATTAATACCTGATACGAAAACTGATGTAATTATCAATCCAGTAGAAGTAGAAAACCCTACAACGGGTGAAATTAAAACAATAGAAACTCCCGTTGAAAATGTACGTGATGCACTACCTATTATAATAGAAACTCCGACCGGTGGTAGTGGTGGTGGATTTGGTGGCGGTAGTGGTTTTACTGAAGTTGATCGTGGTGATGGTAGAATTGGTAGAGATAGAATTTATGAAGGTGGTAGAGAAAATATACAATAAAATATTTATTAAGTAATGGCAGAAGCAAATTATGGAATATTCGGAGATGATTTTTCGTTAGAGGGAACAAATCCTGCAAGTGTACTTAATAGTATTAGTGATTCATCTGTGTCCTTTGGTGGAGGTGGTGGTGGTGGTGTAGTAACAACACCAACGGATGTAATAATTCCTATCACAACAAATCCAAATGCGTATGGTACAATAAATGCAAATAGTAATGTAATAGTAAACATAAAATCAAATCAAGAATCACAAATATATGTAAACGCAGAAAATACATTTAAAGTAACAACTGATAAATTAGATATATCTGTACATGATTTATTAA